AGCCTCTACAGAAGTTATATTTGATGAGCACGCTGCAAAGTATAAAGTGTGTGTAGAAATGTCTGACGAGGGTTACGTCTCCACTGGTGGCGGTAAAATTCTGGACAGGCTTAGAGAAGCTACGGTTCACGGACTTAGAAGTATTCTAACATACAACGGCAAAGAAGCAAGTGATAATTATGTTAATACGTTGATGACAAAGACTGACGGGCAGTGGTTTCAATTTGTCAGGGCATCAGAGTATTTTGTTGATACAAAACCCAATTCATTTTTAAAAGTTTTAGTCGAACTTCCTCACAGGTTTGTGCCACCCCTTGAAGACGCCAAGGGCGTAGTAATGACTAGTGCAGGGCGTTCACAGGTCGCGTGGAATGCCACGGAGAACGTTAAAATTCGTTCAACTTATAACACTCAAACCTTTAAGCAGTATTGTGAAAATCTTGCATCTTTATTAGAAGAATACGCTTCAGATATCGATAACTATGAAGGTACGGTTAATGATTACGATGCTCGGGAAGAGGCGGCAAGAATCAGGCGTGTGCCGAGTGTCCTTACTAAACTTTTTAAAACAAACGATATAACACACGATACTTGGAAAGTCAAAGAAACTTTAGAAATTGGTTGGGACGAAACCTTGACACCAATTTTTATTTCGCTAACATTAAAAGATGGGCGAGTGATTGCAATGTATACGGGTATGGAAGAGTATGCAGATACTCCGCCGATTGATTCGCAGAGAAACCAAGGTTACATATGGCAGCTTAATTTATTATATGATAATAAGCGAGATGACCGACCTTGGACAGAATTTTTAAACGCTTTCACTTTACCAGAACCCCCTGTTATAATGCCCGGTGCGAAAGGTAAACAAAATCCAGCAGATATATCAAAGCCTGCTGACCCAGCGGAAGCAGAGGCTGCAAAAACTGATGCAAGCCCGGTCAAAACTTATGCAGATAAACTGTCCGAGGATAGAAAGCTTGGCGACCCGTCAATGAAGCAAAAATTATATGACGCTCGCAAAGATGCGTTTGATTTTGTTGGGTCAAGTATGGCGTCTTGCGAGGGGCTTCAAAAGACCTTAGATAAGGTTGACACCCTTGATGACGCCTTTAGCGAAGTATTAGATAAGATTAGCATTGCGGATTTGATAAAGCAGTGTATGGAAGCTCTTACGCCTGAGTTATCTTCTCTTCCAGATGTCGGCGGTTTTGACCTCGACGGGCTCGATATCGGCTC